TCGTTGGTAATCGCACGTTCCTTAAGTATAGGCAACAATTGTGCAGTTCCAGCAGCATCAAGTCCGTTGTACTCATACAAACTATCTGGGACTTCTAGTGCATCTGCTTCTTCGTACCTAGCTGCTTTCTCAAGCGTTCTTACCTTCTCTTTCCACTTGAGCACTTCATAGGGTTCGTATCTCGGCCACCCTAGTATATCTTTGACTAGGTATTCGAGATTATGTACAGCTTCGTCAGAACGTTCATCTAGTGAATAACTCAGCAAAAGTGTATCTTGATCTACTCGGGCGGGGATTCCTCGATAGCGAAGATTGCGCACGTCGAATTTGCCATTATGATAGACGTAGCTGACTCTGGGCTGAGTAAGGGCCGTCCGTAGGATACTGCGCATAATACCTGGATCGGAGCAGACTCGTTCTCCGAATACAACTGCTTTATCGCCGCTCGCAGAAAGGCCGAGACTAACGATTCTAGCTCCTGGTCTGAGTCCGGTTGTTTCGATATCAACCGATAATGTGGAGTAACTACTTTCAATGATACGTCGCAGCCACCGTTCGGCTTCTCCAACAGAATTAGTGATTTGAACATGAGGCAGCTCCGTTTTTGTTAGAAGGGGTAGAGGATCGAGCGCCAACCGAAAGTCTTTTACTAGATCGGGGAATGTTTCTGACTTTCTGAGGACAACTGCTGGATTGTTCGTAACGATGACACTTTGATGATTACCGTTCGTTGCTTCGCGTTTGTGTATGTACCCACGATTCCCTGCAATACTCCCATCCCCAACAATAGCCTCAGTAGCTTCGCTTCCTCCTGCGATAATGATATCCGCTCTATCAAGGTCTGCTCTGAGTCTGTCACTACAAGCAGATATTGCTGCGGGCGGGACTTCTTTGCAGTAGCAAAGGACAACGTTTGTAAGCTTGATTTCTTCACGCTTCACTCCATATCTGTTTAACAAGTAGTCCAATACTTTACCAGATGGTCCTGAAAATACCTTACCAGTACGCGCTTCGTGGTATCCGGGTGATCTTGCCACAAATACGATCTTTGCATCTTCTGGCCCCATTGTAGGAGCGCAACGCTCATTAACAAGCGGACACTCCTCACAACGCGCGTATGGAGCTTTAGATATCACTCTACGAAGGGAGTCTCATGTACAACAATTACGTAAGCATTTCCGCGGTAGTGAACAGTAATTCCATCGGGCCGTTCGTGAGCTATAAGTAGCTCTGGCAGTAGAGCAGCTTTCCCACGAATTACGTTCTGCAAAATTGACACTAGTAGCCTCTTATCTGGGGTCAAAACAATCCCTCCCCGTTAGGACCAAACAATCTCGGTGCTTGTCGCATAGCATCTTCGTTACGCACACGAATGCCGCGCAAGCGATTCAGTAGTTCATTACCAAAAGCGAAATTAAGCTCATCTTCCTCGAGTACCTTTTTTTCAACCAAGAACTTCACAAGTGTATCTAATCGCACGTCATTGATGAAATGATCGACTACAGCGCCTTTTGTACTCATACCAAGTTTGTGCCACTTCCCAAGTTCATCCTGAATTTCACCATGCAACACTTCCAGCGGATCTCGCTTGGGTGATTGATTAGTGGTCACTTGTTTTCCCACTCAATATTGAACAGCTTGCAAACCTCTTTGCCGGCTGCAATTGCAAGTTCTATATCCATCACTTTTTCTTCGTTTTCAGGGTAACACCATGCTCTTGCTACTGCACCCATAATTTCCTCTTGTGTTACAACTCCCATAGCTTCTTTCCATGTTACTCCTCTGCCCACAGTTGTTGCCCCCTTCCCTTCCGTAGAATACGAATTTCGCCGCGATCTTCAAGTGTATTGAAAATCTCGTCTGCCTCACGTTTACTAAGATGATACCATTGCATTACTCTACTCCTATTCACACCCGGATTCTTTCGAATCGTTCCAAGAATCCGCTGTATTTGTCGTTGAACTATAGAAGTACCACTATTCATTACAAGATCGACTGTGTGCTTCCCCCAATTTTGTATGAATCTTGAGGCAGCAATTACATCAGTTTTTTCTACCTGGATCGTGTTAGCTTTCGGCTCTTCTCTAACTGCACAAAGGAGTACAGCAAGTTTTAGTAGAGAACGTGAGAGTCGTTCAAATGTTGGTAATGCGAGAGCACTATAAGGACTCTCGGAAGCAGCTTGTGCCATTTTCATTTCAATTGCGCCGTAATGCTCCCAAGCCTCCGTCGTAAGGAAAGCGTCTGTTTTTGCAGGCACATCAATTGTCTGTCCTGCGATCACCATTGTAGCTCTGCGAGAGTATTGCTCCTTGATATCAGCAAGAAGCGTAGCTATCCTCTTGCGCTCACGTTCTATAGCTGTTGTTGGTGGCCCCGTTGTACGAATCCGAGTAACGTCAGCGTCCCCGGTAACAACAAGAAATCGGGGCAGAAACCCTGAAAGTATGTATTCTTCTGAAACTTCCTGATATACTCTATCCTTGATGCCACCACCAAAGAAGATAAACACCGGCTTCGAGATTCTGATAGTTTCTTTGCGAAGAATCCGTGATATAGTGGGAGGAACATCATAGAGTTGTGTAAGAAGATCAGGCATTCCCGCTAAATAGTCTTTCTTATTAATCGAGCGGAAAAACCCGGCAACCTCATCACGGAAGTATATACTCACACGTCCCGGCCGGTTGGAAAGACCAGTAAGTAGACCTTCGGCTGAACCATCAGTAGCAAGGATAGCCTCATCATCAAGCTCATGGAGCATATCCATTGCCATTCGCATTGCGGTTGTTTTCCTCGTAAGTGTAGAGTCGCCTAAGATCAAAGCCCACAGGTTAGGTACTACTTCACCGTAGCTTGTACCGAGCTTGATATTTTCGGCTAGAACTGCCGAAAGTAAAATAGCCGCGGCAATCTCGTGATACTCGGGAATCGCGTCGGTAGCTAGCGTTCCCCACTGTCGGTACTCATCAATAAAGGTTTCGCTGTTACTTCTTCCATCGTAAATGTTAGGTAGCGTAAGCGGCATTGACGGCGTTCCAAGCACTAATCCGCTAGTGATACCAGCTAACCGATTCTGAGCTGCCCCCGCTTTCTTAATATCTCGCCACAAGAACGAGTCTGGCCTACCATCGCGTGCGTACTTGTTACACTTAGCAGGAAGCATCACCGCGAATGTCTCTTCTGGAGTTAAGTTGCTCTCGAGACATATGTTAATAAGCTTCCACATCACACGCGACCAATCATCCTTCATATCGAGGTCGGCTTCGTAAGTGACAAAGAAGCCCGCTCGTCCTAGAGCTAGCGTGTGCTTACCTAAGATCGCCTCTACTGTGGGTAGTTCTTCGAGATTAGGAAGCTCTGCTATGTCTATATCGGTATCTGTTTCGGTTTCGGGAAGAGTTTGGAATAGTTCTACACCGAGTTTATCATCAAGAGCTTCGGTAACAACAACTTCTGGCGCTTCCTCGTATTTGAAGTTCATAGTGAACGGGATTCTCAGCAGTTGTGTGAGATCCCAACCAGAGGGGTCTGCACCATACGTGTGATACTTATAGGCAATACGCTTGGAAAAGTTCTCAACTATTTCGGGGGGATGAATCTCATTAAGTCGCCAGATTGCTTGAAACCGATTTGGCGATGATTCGATCGTGATTGAAGGTGTTGGTTCTACCTTCGATGGATGGCATTCATCGAGGTCTGCCCAAACGAGATTAGTAGGCAAACAAAACTGTTTCTTGCGCTCTGGCCTGTCAAGTAGATTAACACCAAACCATACGTTCCTGCGCAACGCAGAAGCTTCTACGAACTGGATCATTTCCGCGTGTTGTATAGGCCATTTGAAGAAAGCTTGCTTAAAAGTTTCTTTGGGCATTTTGGCATCGCTTGTTGCAATGCAAATATACCCTTCTTGATTTTCATAGAGAAAATCAAAAAACTTCTCGATGAGTGAAGTTTGGGCTGTTGGCATTAGATGTGGTAAGAGGGGAGCTTGATTGCCCCCCTCTTACCTAGCTTATTGAGTTTTCCTACTAGAGCAGCGAAGCTGTAGTCTCTGCTCCAACACCTGCGGGCTTCACGGACAGAACGTTGTTATCAAAGATGCCTGTTCCTTCGCCATCTCTAATCCGCTCCTTACGCCCGACAGTAATGCGACACTCCTTACCTACCAAGTCCTCCAAATCGAGATTGAAGTTGCCACTCATTACTTCATCCTTATCGTACCCGAGGGCACTAAGGAAGTTTACGAAGATACCCTTGATCTTATCTGCCTTTTCCGCAGTATCAGGTGCGAGCCAATACCGATTGAACGCACGGCGATTGATATAAGGCTCCTGAGTAACCATGAATTGCACGTTGATACCGGGAGTTCCCTTTGGCAGCTTACCGCTTTCACCTTCAACTTCCACCATATCTGCCTCGAATACAACTGCTTCGTATGTACCGGGCTTCATTGCTTCAAATTCGCCGGCAGAAGTATCGGCTCCAGTAAGATTCAGTACAAGTCCGTCAGACACTCTATCTCCTTTCAATGGATCATTGCCCACATTATCGGAATTGTGGGATTCTCGAGTACTAGTCCAAGACAGTTGGTTCTGTCTTTAGCTACTACTGTTTGGGTTTTGGCTACCTGCATTCTACGCTCTAGAACGTCGTTCTCTTGTACAGTGTATAGGTAGCCTACAATATCCATGAAGCCGGGAATATGACCTTTTAGCTTCCCTGGCAAATCAGGATTGTAATTCGTTCGGTTATAAGTATCTTTATCTGTTACTGCAAGTGCCGTCATAATTGTGTTGCAGGGAAGATCACGGAATGCACGTACAATGTTCCGCATATGCTCACCAGACTTGCCCCATTCACGTTGATCCGGTACATCAGGGTCACGATCGGGTCTACGTGAGACTAGCTCCTGCATGATCGCACGCATGTCGAGCTTCTGTAACTCGGTCAAGGAATCAATCACGACGGTTTTGTAGTAACTATCGTTCTTGGTTAGTTCGTCATAAATCTCCTTAACTTGTTCTACCTTGCGAACAGATACAACGTCGATATCTGTGCGATGCCTCAGTGTCGTGACTCCACCTTCAACATCTAGGATCAGAACAGGGCGCGTATCCTCGTGGTCTTGTGCTGTACCCGCAAGATACGTTTTGCCTGCACCCGGTTCACCATAGACTAGGAGATTGAGATATGGAATCAGCTCGGCTGGCGACATTGCACCAATCGCGCTTCTTATTCTACTGTCCTCTGTGACTGTAGCTATTGCCTCTCACCTCCTTCCGAAAGCTAGAGCCGCTATTATTAGAATAAAAGATGCTATTATCAAGCTTTCAGCTATCCAATGTGTAGCAATTAAGTCTCCGTAAGCGTGAAGCACGGTTCGTCGCCTTCATAGTTCTCTTGTTCTTCTAAAGAGATTTCGATTGCAAGATCGGGTCGAATGGGTGTATCGCCGCTGTCGATCCGCACTTCCCAATCAGCATCGAGCCTACCAACAACTTCGTTAAGCATTTCCTCTGTTCCAATAATCCGCAATAGTTTCACGTTACTTGTGCTTCACTTTCTTACTAAATTTTTCTACCTTGAAACCTGAAATATACTTACCCTGATGCCCAGGATAACCTGTTTTAAAGAGTTGTTTAATTCTCTTCAACTCAATACTCCTCTCTCGATAAGCATTTGATTAAGCTCTCGAAGTGCGTGCGCGATGCAGAGTGGCATACCTTTAACTTTTATCCAAGTAGGTGATCCACACCGTCTACTAGTACAGAGCATTTCGTTGTCGAAGAATCGTAGCGGCCCCTCCTGTATTGGGGGCGGCGCGTATTGAGGTTCGGGTATTGCAAGCAGAGCTTGAGTTTCCTCTAGTGTTAGCTCTTGCACTTGCATAACTCCTGTTCGGCAACTGCCAAAGCTTCTTCCTTCGTGTAATCATACTTCGTTAGCCACCTATTACAATCGAGACACTTAACTCCCCAAGATTCCCCAAAACCGTTCCAGGGAAGTTTAGTCGCCTTCAATTTCCTCTGTATCTCCATCGGTACTCCTGCTAGCTGCCATCATACCTGCTATAATGCTGGTTAGTACCATAGTTGCTTCGAATGGTGTTCCTCCATCCTCGATTACACCACGATAAACAGTAAGTCCCATCTTCGCCATTGAGCGTAGCCCTTCTTGATTCTCGAAGTTCATCTGTTACGCTTTCTTGCTACTCTTGTAGCTTTGTTTTTCTTTCGATTTTTCCGATGGTTAGGTGTTAGCTTCTTAGCTTGCTTAAGTAGTTCTGCTTCATCTTTATTCCAACTAAAAAGCTCGTTGAGTTTATCGTTCACGTTTGTCTATCCAACATACGAGGTTTCCAGTACGGCACCACTCGTAGTGTGTAATTGCGGGGCCATACTCTTCTTTGTATTTGATGATCCTGGGATTTCGCTCATACTCTTGCGCGATCTTAGCTTGTTTAAGAATCGAGGGATTATCTTGTGCAGGCCACAACACAATAAGATGGCCCGCTGTTAAATATTGACAAACCCGCTTACAGTTGCCACAAATCCAGTCGTCGGTCTTGACGCACCACCAATCATCGTGCGTATTAGAATTGGGAACGGTAATCTGTGTTCCGCGTACTGGAGTGTGTGTTAGAACACTCATCAGCACACGCAATGATTTGTAAGCGCAGCGTAGCCAGCAAGGAACCGAATTGGCTTGCCGTTATGTTGATACGGTTCACCTTGTCCGTTTACAGGCTGACTATCCAACTTGTAAACGTTGGTCCAGCCATCTGAGGCAAGCATAACAAGCTTTTCACCAGCATAACGTGCTTTGAGCGCCTGGTACGAACAGTAGTTACAGCGAGTAAGTTCGCTCATTATCGCCTTTTGTTGG